TGTTACCTCCTATAAAATAAGATAATAATTAATCTATTGTAGGTTATGCTGTAATATCCTACAATCAGGGTTATAATATATCCTTGTAATAGGATATATCTAGAATCATATATTATTAGTGTGATATGATGATATAGTGTATTTAAGCGAAAGCAGAAAGGAGTCATATCATGTTAACTCAATCTATCTTAAAAGCAATCTTAGGAACTTCTCGTAATGAAATTAAAATCGAGAAAGCATCTAATGGGGGATACGTTATTCAATCAGCTGACACGGTAGAGTCAGGATTCTGCCAATACCAAACATGGGAGGTTACTAATATTAACCTCTATGTGGATAAAGATGGTGCCATTACAGATGGCGAATATGGTATTGAGAATATATCTCAACCAAGCTGTAAAGAGCTAGAATCAGTAGATATTATTGATTTTGATACAGAGGCATTTAATAATAGATTAGAAAGAAATCTTAAAGATGCTAAAGAAAAACCGGAATTAGTAAAAGTAGTAAATGGGCTTTTATCAGTATTAGAAATGATGAAAGTTCATGATGTAGTCAAATTCAAATATAGATACTTCACAGATGAAGTTTCAGAATTTGAATACATTCCATTCGTCAAGAAAGAAGTAGTATAAAGAAAAATCCTCTAGGAGATTGATTCTCCTAGAGGATATTTATTTTTTTTCTATGTTACTTGTAAAAGTGAATATATATAGACATATATTATTAGTGTGATATGATGATTAGTTTATTAATAAAAGAAAGGAGTCATATCATGAACTTAGTAGAAGCATTAAAAGCAGTAGCTCCTAGAATCGAAGAAGGTAACATGAAAGTTACTAAAAATGATCATTCCATTTATACCATTAAATGCTATGGAGAAGACAAGGGGGATTACATTACCTTAACTGCTAATGTAGAAGGTAATGCTGCTGAGAGCGATTTTGATATTTTTAATTTAAAAGCATCAGTAAATGATATCAATGAAGAATTATCTTCTTCAGAAGCAATGGAGATCTTCTGCAATGGATCAGTGGATCCTTCTGGTGTAGAAGATTTGAATATTGGAGAATCTATGATTTTCGAATTATCCTAAAAGAAAAATCCCCTAGGAGAATCAATCTCCTAGGGGTATTTATTTTTTTTTGTTTTTATCTACGTTTTAGTTCCATATCAGGATAGTTGATATAGATACGATTATAGTCTCTTCTTAAAGTTTCACGTTTAGCTAACTCTTCTCTTAGCTTAACATATTTAGCTTGTAAGATAGCATATTTAGATCTAAGCTTTTCATCTAGATCGTCTTCAGATAAGACACCATCGATGATAGATAAACGTGTATTAATAGAATGCAATAATAGCAATGCATCGTTTTCTTCATCAATATTACGTAAACGTATTTGGAATTCAAAGAGATCATTTTCATAATCTTTGATAGCACTATATTTGAAAGAATTCGTTGTGTCCCTATATTGTTTTCTAGCCCAATCGATTGGACCAGCTTCTAATAGAGAATTGTCATCGATTCGGGATAGTGCTGTAATAACACGTTCAATCTCACGCTTAACTAGACGAATAGCAGTGTAAGACATTGCTTTACGTAAGCCTTTGATTGTGATGATGCGGTTAGATAATACATCATTATATACTGATAGACACCATGCAATAATAGTAGATGTATCTCTAGGACCACTATTAGTATAATTGATATAACCAGATGTCTTTAATTTTTTGATAGCAATTTCAAGATCCATGCCAAAGCCACAGCCAATCAAGAAGTCATCAGCTAGTAATAGGTCATGGTCTTTAAACATAACTGAAGTGATTTTCCAAAGTAGATCTTTGAATCCGAATGCTAATAATGCAGCATAGTTTACTGTATTAGCTCTACGAATAACACTATTAGTTTTATCTAAGTATACATCGATTTCTGCTTTAGCAATATCGATAGGAGAAGATGTATTAACTAATGCACCGATATCATGTAGAATTAATGCTAAGATCTCTCTATTAGATAAGTCCAATATAGGATTGAATAGTTTAAAGTCAATCTCTACATAATACTTATTTACTTTAGCTTTAGAATCATCACTATTATATTCAAATGCATCATTTAAAAGAATATCATAGATATCATTATCTTTAATCACTGGCATTACACAGATACCAAAGAATGGTGTATCTGTATTCTTAGAAAGCAATACTGTATTACAAGTACTCCCAGTAAAGAAAGAGTTAAGTTCATGATTCAACTGTCTTAGAAGATCTGGGTCTTGATTTGTACGAAGTTGCTCAATAATATCTAAGCAATCGCCGAAATCATAATTGTTCATATCAGTAGTCTCCTCTAATATATTTCTATTAAGAATATTCATTTGATTAACTTGTATATTATCTTTATAAACTTTATATATGTAATCATCCATTTGTTTACCTAATGGCTCTATATAAAAGTCTATTAATTTACAGTTGAAGTCTTTCTCATAATTAACAACCATCCATTCTAGATGTGAATCTAATCCTTGTTCTAAAGTTGGAGTAGTTGTAATATGATATAAATTACTATGAATATAATTAAAAATTATAAATTTACCATTTTCAATACTATAAGGAAACCAATGACGCTGAGTCTTATGACTATTTACTACTAGAGTTACTTCAATAATACCAGCATCTAAATTTGAATCCTTTAAAATACATAATATAGATATTGCATTATCTATACAATTTCCTTTATGATACTTATCAATATCTTTAGGAAAATATTGAATCTGATTATTAGTTTTACTTCTACCAGAGTCATTGATCTTATATCTTTTATAAAAATCTATAACCTGCTTCATAGAAGTGCAGTTTTGTAGTTTCATGATTTTTATATAAAGGAAAATGCCTAGAGCCTATGAAGGCTCTAGGCTAGAATCCTAATTAGTTAAATTATGGTTTTACATATTCAACTTTTTCTGGAGTAGTGATGTCGCCTTTAGCATCGTTTACTTTGCTGTAAGCGGAAGCGTTAGGGTAACCACCAGCTGTACCAGAAGCTGTCATAGTATCAGGAATGAATGTAGTGTAATCATTCATCAAGTTACGTCCGATAGGATCAGTGTTTTCATAACGTGTACGAAGACCTGTTGGGTTGATGATTCTTACACGACCTTGTACTGGTTGATAACCTACCAATTTGAAACGTTCGAACGCATGAACTGCTGGCAAGCTAGGGTTTTGTGCGTTACGGATTTCATTGGATAAGTACAATTGATAATCGTAAATACAATAGATAATACGATCAGAGTTACGAGGGTTTAACAAGATGATCAAGTTTTGGTTGTTACGTAGTTTATCAGAGCTTACGAAGTTGTAAACACGTTTGTCGGAAGTTACAACTGTACGAGTGAAGTCCAATTCTACAGGACCAATGGAACTTGGAGCTTGGTAAGTGTAAGTAGTTGGTGTGATTTTGCGAATGATCGCAGGGTTACCAATTACAGAAATAGTGATGTTAGGGTCATTCAATACTTGGATCATATATTGAGCGTAGTTGTCCAAAGCATCCATGAATGTTTTGTGACGGTATTCTACTTGATCCAATGCATAACCTTCTGGTGGAGCGAAGTCAAATACTTCAGCTAAACGGTTAGCTTCTGGCATACGTAAGAAGGATTCATCCAATTCAGCATGGATTTTGTCATCTTTGAAGTTACCAAGAGCTGTTTTGAACAAGGAAAGAATATTAGTCAATTGATCTTCGTTATAAAGAGCTTGAATATCTTTTACTTCTTCAGGGCTGATTGTAGTATTGATTGGGTAAGCATCAGGAATTTCAACGATGTTAGTTTGGGAATCCCATTTAACGCTTACAGTGTTGTGCATAGCGGAACTTGTTTCACGACGAACTGCTAATACTACTTTTTTAATTGTAGCGTCGGAGCAGTACAACATGAATTGGTTATTTTTGAAGAAACCAGCTAAATGACCAGAGATAGTTTTAGGAGTACCTGCAGTTTGTTCAACAGTTACGGAGAAAGCAGTCATCATTTGACGGTCGATTTCGCCATAGCCTGGTTCGAAACGGCATTCTTGAATAGGTACTGCAACGTCGATAGCTGTACCAGCAGTAATTTCAGCAGCTGTTACAGGTTCAACAGCATCACCAGCTGTGTTAGGTTTCATATAACCAGCTTTAGGAATAGCATTAACTACGATATGAGTTACTGCAGATTCGATAGAGAAGTTATCGATGTTTTGGATCAAACCTTGAGGACCAAATACTGCTTTACGGATTTTATCTTGAGCACCTGTGTCAGTTGGAGCCAAAGGAAGATCTACCAACAAATGATGAGTTGGGGCTGTCGCAAGAATAGCACCAAACATTTTATTTTGTTCAGTGAACATATCGATTTCACGACCATCTGGAGTAACCATTTTGCGGATCTTCATAGTCAATGTGAATTTAGGAGTTTTAGCAACAGCTTTGTTGATAGCACCTTTATCGAATACGTTGTTCATTAAAAGGTTTTTGTGCAATGGGAATACTAAGCCCATAACTGGGTTGTATGCACCAAGAGTAGCACTTTCCAATAATTTGGAACGGTCATTTTCGTATTGAGCTTCCATCATAGCCATATGGTCTTGATAACCACCTGGGTTACCTAGAGCTTGGTATTCTTCCATATCAGCGGATTCAGATACGAAGAAGTCACGCATAGTTTCATTGGATTCAGGAGACATCATTACACGGCTCATTTCTGTATAGAATTCAGCACCTGTCTCTTGACGGATATTTTCTGCCATTTCACGAATAGCAGAAGCATATTGACGAGTACTGGAAGTGTTATAACCACGACCAAATACCACGTTGTCTTGTTTAGATTCACCTACAACTGGCATAATCTTTCTCCTTTCGAGATTATAAATTTATTTTTTGTATTTTGATTATATCAGGTATCTATAGGGACACCAAAATATTTACTATATTGTTATACTGCACAAGAGTATACAGTTTACTTTTTCATAGGTTCTTTAGGGGCTAAAGTACTCATTAATTCATTCAATCTATCTAGAACCCAAAGACAATAATAAAAGTCAGATTTGTTTTCAATATAAGATTTAGTATTAAATGTCTTAGTAATATAGTAAGAGATCATATCAGATAGCTTATCTAGAGATTTAGATACCTTAGTGATTACTTTCATATTATCAGAGTTCTTCTTAACGTAATCTACTTTCTCTTTGAAAGCTAAGGTTACATTATAAAGTTCAATGAATCTATCTTTCAATTCTTTAGTACGGATAGCTTTTTGTTCATCAGAAAGATCTTCAAAGATTTCATTTTCAATACCTTCAATTTCTCCTTCTGAACCACCATCACTAGAATCTCCAGAATCACCACCATCAGATCCATCTTCAGAGTCTCCAGCGTCAGGTGTGTCATCTCCACCACTATCTCCGCCGTCTCCTCCATCACTTAGATCGTCAGGTTCCATATCACCATCATCTCCACCAGAGTCAGAGCTACCATCGTCTCCTCCACTTAAGTCATCAGGTTCCATATCTCCATCATCTCCACCTGCATCTGGAGTATCAT